TTACCACTATATCAAGCAACGTAGGGGAGCCTGTAGTTACACTACATACACATAAGCCACTACCTAAAACAACCACTAAAGAAGCGCAACAACAAAACGACTACATCCAAGACAACCTAGTACAAGACCAGGACCAAACCGAAACAGAAACAGAAACAGAACCGAAGTACCAGACCTACAGTGAAGCAGACAGAATACAAAACAGACTCAACCAAACTGATGAAGAGTGGGGAGTGGAGCTACAGGCCCTAGCAGATAAAAAATTCCCTAAGAAAGATAATGGCTACCCTGAGACAGACCCTCCTGGCACATGGCTACCTCTAGAAGAGCTAAAAGCGTGGAACGTAGCTCAGGACAATAAGGAGAAACAGTACAAGAAAAAGATGAACAAGAAGCGCGAGGACTTCTTTAAGAACAATGTCAATGTAGAACAGCAAACAATGGAGGACAACTACATACAAGACAACCTGCTGGACGCCGAACAGCACGAAATAGACATGAACGCACCAAAGGACAAGTTCCAAGCGGGAAGTCCTACAAACCCTGAGATAATAGAGGCAAATAAAGCGTATCAAGAAGCAGTAGATAACATACCGTTCCTACAGCAATTAGATGTCAGAATGGCTGACAAAATACTAACAAAAGAAGGTAAAAAAGCGCTTGGCTCGTATATAAACGGGATTGTTACCTATACACAAAATTCAGACAGGACAACCATACCACACGAAGCATTCCATGGGTTCCTAGACCTAGTAACTGCACCAGAGCGTAAAGCGCAATTATTGAATATCATTAAGAAGCGCGCAGGTAATGAAAACCTAGACGACACTCAGTTAGAGGAAATACTAACCCAAGAAGCGGCAGAGACTACAGTAGGTAAGATAAAACGTAACCAGGAGCCGGCACTTAAGAAGTTCTATATGTGGATGCAAGACTTGATAGCGGCATTTAAGCGTGACAAGACTAAGATACTGGGTGCGTCTATGCCTAATATTAAGGACACCCTAGACTTGCGAAAAGAGTACCGTGATTTTCTATCACAAGAAGCCGGCACTACTACTGGGACTGTATCTGATATAGTTAATAAAGGTAATACAGCCAGGGCACAGGAAAGCGCCCCACAGACCAGTACCCCTGAGTTTAAAGAATGGTTTGGGGATAGTAAGGTAGTGGATGAAAACGGGGAGCCTAAAGTTGTGTATCACTCTACTGATAACACGTTTAATACGTTTAGGAACCCTCAGATAGGATTTCATTTTGCTGAGGACCAGGAGTTAGCACACAACGCGGCGCTGAAGGGGGATAAGAGAGAGCCTTCTGAGATGGCTTTATACCTAAGCGTGAAGAACCCTCTAGTTATGGAAAAAGGGTTGGATAACGGCTGGTATGGGCACCATATGCTGGGCGCATTACACGACCAGGGTATCATTAATGATGATGAGTATGGACATTATATGGACTTATTTGAGAAGCATGAAGACAGAAACACCGCCTATGAGACAGACGATGTGGAGTTCAATCAGGATGTATCTGACATGTTCAAAGAATTATTAAACTCTAAGGGATATGATGGCATCAAGTACTGGAATACTTTTGATGCAGGAGTTACATATGAACAGCTAATGAAAGGAGAGGAAAGCACAGTTAAGCCTGGCTGGTCTTATATAGCCTTTGATAAGTCTAGTATTAAGTCGGCCACGGATAATATAGGTGATTTTAATGTAAAAACGGGCGATATACGCTATCAAGAACAGAAAAAAGACGCTAAGAGAAAAGCAAACGAAGCCTATAAAGACCAGCTAATAGCCCCAGTAGATGACCTAGGTTTCTACTCCAAGATGGAAAAAGCAGTACGCTCACTTAAACAGAATAAATTTCAGCCTGAGCAGGTCTTCAATATTAACAAGAAAGGTAAGATAGTAGGCGCACTGCCTGGGCTAGGTGTATCTACTGAGCAGATTAAGAACATGGGCTTAGATAAGATGCTGCAGGAAAAGATAGCCAACGGTGAAACGGTCACTAAGCAGGAGTTGCTTGATTTTATAAGCAATAATAAGACAGTATTTAGTGGGGAGGATTACCTATCTTCTGGAGAGGATTCTGAAATTACACTAGACGACATATCCATGGTGGGGCAGCAGGGAACTAATATAGCGCTTGGAGATGATAATGGCACTGTAGCGCACCTGACTGAAAACGCACTGGGCTGGCTTGGGTATGGGAATAGGTATGACACCTTCTCTGATGATGTTAACTGGTATGACGTCCTGAATGAAATGCACACATACGACCCCGGTAATTATCCACAAACAACTAGAATGAAGTTGTATGATGATATGAAAAAAGCAGACCGTGAAGCAGGTAAATTAATGCAAGCCCTTATAGGAGTTGAAGGGGATGTTGTAGCAGAACTGGAGGTAGATAGAGATAACGCGATAGACCGCAAGCAGAGGCTGCTGGCGGAATTAATTGCACTGGAGAGTACGCTGAGTGGTAGAGGGTCTATGGAGTGGACAGACGACCTTAGAACAAGACTAGTAGAAGATGGAAAAGAAAATGCGTATGACAGACTAGGCGACGATAATATAGCAAATGCAATATCGCAAGCAGCAACTAATGCCGCTCAGGCTAAGTATGAGGAGAACCCTTCATACGAGTGGTTGGTACCCACTGATGCAGGTGGGTATACTGTAACCTTAGACCATGATGACGGTAGGTATTATGTAACAGACCCTGATAACAGGGACGCGGGAGATTACTCCAACCAGGAGGATGCTGAGGGCGCCATAAGAACACATCTACGTGATGTACACAATATAGTGGTGCGGGGTAATACAGAATGGTCTACTTACACCACCCCAGGCCTAGATATAAGCACCTATAGAGAAATACCTGTATTTGTAACTCCTATCGAGGGGCAGGGAACTCCTACAGAATCTCAAATTGATGGGCACTCGATGGGGGGTATTTTTGCTGGTAATACAATAGCCCACAACAGAGTATCTAACAAATTCAACCGGGAAGGGCAGGAGGTAATGTTTGTAGAAGAGCAGCAGTATGACTGGGCGCAGACGGCGCGTGAAGTAGGCACTAACCAGGCTGAGAACGATAAGGCAGCCAAGAAAGCCCCTATTAAGCTACGAGAGCTGTCAGTAGAGCGCGTTAGACTACAGAAAAAAATAGATACAGAAGAACTGGCTAGTAAAGCGTTGGCAGATACACGAGAAGACCTCGCTTTGGTAGATGCTAAGATAGTATCCAAGAAAAAAAGCATTAAAAAAATTAAACAAGGTTTTATACCTAAGCCGCCACTAGACACTACAAAATCCATGGAGGTTGCTGTACAGGATGTCCTTAGAAAAGCAATTGACGGAGGTCAGTCTATAGTTGCGTGGACAACCCCGCAGCAACAGGTGGACTTATATGGCAGAGTCTATGAAGAGCTGTACGATAATATATACGGTAAAAAAATACCTGGGTTTGCTAAAAGATATACAGAGCAGTTTGGAGGCTCCGTAGGGCGTATGGATGTATGGTTTGGCGGTAAGAACGCTTATAAACAGGCTTTCGAGCAGGACGACATAGATGCGAATAGGCATAAAGATGGATGGGTATCGGTGTTCTATATAAAAATAGACGGTAAACTAAAGAAACATCTTAATACAGGTATGGGGTACGCAAAAGGCGGCCTAGTAACAAATAACCAAGAAGAACGTCATCGCGCGCATCAAGACTACTTAAATTCCTTAACAGAATAGGCTAACTTCACATATACTATATAAAATGATAAAATCCAGACAAACAAATAGGAATCCACTATGGCAATAGAAGACGCAATACAGGCACCATACGCTCCAGTTAGCTCTCCAGAAGAGTTAATGGACACTACAGGCAGTTTAATAGACGCTCAAGATGATGGCTCTGTTGTCATTGATTTTAACCCTCAGGAAGAGATACCCGTAGATGAGGGGCACACAGCGAACTTAGCGGAAGTTATAGATGATGATTATTTAGAGGAAATAGCAGCGGAGCTAATTGATTTATATGAAGAAGATAGAGAATCGCGCAGCGAGTGGGAAGAAGTCTACACAAAAGGAATCAGCTTACTTGGTCTTAAGATTGAAGAAAGAGACGAACCCTTCCCCGGAGCGTCGGGGGTACATCATCCTATCCTCGCCGAAGCAGTAACTCAGTTTCAGTCACAAGCGTTTAAAGAAATGTGTCCTGCAAACGGGCCAGTAGATACCGCTATTGTGGGCGTAGAAACAGACGAAAAGGTTGCACAAAGTAACCGAGTAAAAGAATTTATGAACTACAATGTGATGCACGTAATGGAAGAGTACGAGTCTGAAATGGACCAGATGCTATTCTATTTACCGCTATCAGGCAGCGCGTTTAAAAAGATTTACTACGACGGTGCAATTGACCGTCCTATAAGTACCTATATCACAGCAGAGGACTTAGTAGTCCCTTACGAAACGTCAGACTTAAGAACAGCAAGTCGCGTGACGCATGTTATTCGTATGTCAGCTAATGACATTAGAAAACAACAGCAGGTAGGATTCTACTCAGAATATGATGATTTGGGGGACGGCTCAGAACTAAACGAGTCAAATGCAAAGACTGTATTAGATGATGCAGTAGGTCAACGTAACAATTCTGGCTCGTCTATAGGCGGGGATTACAACGATATCCATACTATACTAGAGATGCATATCGACTTAGATTTAGAGGGGTTTGAAGACGAAGATGAAGACGGTAAAACGGGTATTGCTATTCCTTACATTGTTACCATTGATAAGGACAGTGAGCGAGTATTGTCTATACGCAAGAATTGGAAAGAAAGTGATGAATCCAGAAAAAAAATAGCTTACTTCTGTCATTATAAGTTCCTTCCAGGTTTAGGTTTCTACGGGTATGGCTTAATTCATATGATTGGCGGTGTTACATACGCCGCAACTGCTATTTTAAGACAACTTATCGATGCAGGTACTTTGTCCAACTTACCGGGCGGCTTTAAAGCGCGCGGATTACGTATACAAGGTGAAGATGAACCTATCGCTCCAGGCGAGTGGCGAGATGTAGATACTACAGGAGCCACTATTAGAGACTCCTTGATGCCTCTACCGTACAAAGAGCCATCTAACACTTTATCACAGCTTCTAGGCGTACTGGTGGACACAGGTAGACGCTTTGCATCTATCACAGACACGCAAGTAGGTGACTCAAGACAAGATATGCCAGTAGGCACTACTGTAGCTCTATTAGAGAAAGGCTCGCAGATTATGTCAGCGGTACATAAACGCTTACACAGCTCGCAAAAAGCTGAGTTTAGGATGTTAGCGCGTATCATTCACGAGAATATGCCTGATGACTACCCATATGAAGTAGAGGGTGGTGAAAACATGATTAAAAAGAGTGATTTTGACGAAAGAGTCGACATCATTCCGGTATCTGACCCTAATATCTTCTCAATGGCACAAAGAGTGATGATGGCACAGCAACAGCTACAATTAGCACAAGCGGCGCCTGAAATTCACGATGTCAGAGAGGCATATAGACGAATGTATCACGCCCTAGGTGTAGATAATGTGGATAAAATACTGCCTCCAGAGCCAGAATTAGAGCCATTAGACCCTATTACAGAGAATATGAACGCTATGACAGGTCGACCGTTGAAGGCGTTTGAGTGGGAAAATCACGAAGCTCACATAGAATCACACTCTCAAATGCTACAAAACCCTGCTTATCAGCAAGTTCAGGGCATGCAATCGGTACTAACAGCCCATATTCAGGAGCATTTAGCCCTTAAATACAAGGTTGAAGCAGAGCAAATACTTGGTCAGCCTATCCCTAATGCTAAGGATATGGACCCTGCAACAGCTTCTCAGATAGCACAGCAAGCTGCACAAGCTACTGCACAGATTACTGGAAAAGACCAGCAATTAGCACAAGCTATGCAACAGCCACCTATTGACCCTGCAACTCAGGCTAAGATGGAAATGGAAAATGCTAAGCTACAGCAGAAAGATAAAGCAGATGAAGAAAGAGGTGCTATTGAACTCACTAAGCTCAAGTCTCAAGAGAAGATGTCGCGCGAGAAGATGGACTTAGAGTACCAGAAGCATCAAGAAACAATTGCAGCAGACAGAGAGAACTCTCTATTGGACGCTGACGTTGCAGAGGGGCAGATGTATACCCAGCTGTTAAACGAGCAGAAACGCTCAACTACACAGAAGGAGGTAGCAGGTGCCAGGAAAAAAGAAGGGTCCCCCACCAAGTAAGGGGCCAGTAAGTAACGGACATCCGTACAGGATTAAATAAAATGCAGAAAAGGAGAAAGTATGCACGATGCAGCAACATTTGCGGAGCATTTGCTCAAGCAATTGCGGGACGACAAGACAGCTATAGAGAAATCTCTAGCTGCGGGTAGTGTGGCAGATTGGTCGATATATCAAAACCTAACTGGTACATATAAAGGGTTAGCTATAATGGAAAACAGTATTATTCAATTATTGAGTAATATACAAAAAGCGGACTCATAAATATAAGATACGTTCAAGCTGCGTTACAGCTTGCTATAAGGAGAGCAGATGTTAGATAAGAATGAAGTAGACCCTCGGGAATTAACCCCAGAGGACTTAAAAGGTATACCTGTACCTACTGGTTACAGGTTGTTGATAATTCCATACTCACCACCGAAGACGACAAAGAGCGGCATTATTGTTACTGACAAGATGCAGCAAGCTGAGACCGTTGCTTCCACGGTAGGGTATGTAGTAAAGATTGGACCTGACTGTTATAAAGACAAAAGCAGGTATCCAGAAGGGCCGTGGTGTGCAGAAGGGGATTTTATCCTGTTCGGACGCTACGCAGGTGCTCGTATCCAGAGAAACGGAATGGAGATGAGGATTTTAAATGACGATGAAGTTCTGGCAAACATAGATGAGCCTAAGGACTATCTCGCGTACTAGGAGAAATAACATGGCAGATATAGAAAATGCAGAAACTGTTGAATATGAAATAGAAGGTGAAAACGATATTCAGGAGTCAGAAGATAAAAAGGAGGACGGTGTACCGACTCTGGAGTTAGTAGAAGAAGAGACGGAACAAGAGCTTGAGGAGTACTCTGACGGAGTACAGAAAAGAATTAAGAAACTCACTTATAAGTACAGAGAGGCTGAAAGAAAGGAAAAAGCAGCTTTAGATTATGCTAAAGGCGTGCATAAAGAACTTAAAAGTATCAAAACCCGACTAAATCAGTCGGATAAGACACTTATGGGTGAGTACGAAGGTAGATTAGATGGCCAGCTTGAGAAAGCACGTTCTGATTACAAGACCGCATTTGATACAGGAGACTCTGAAAAAGCTACTGAGGCTAACGAAAGATTAGCTAAATTAGCAACTGAAAGAGACACTGTAGGGCGGGCTAGAAGACGTAAAGAAGCTGAATGGGCTAAGTCTGCAGAAGATATATCTGCAGACAACGGCTTTGACCAACAGGTACAGGAACAGTTCCAGGAACAAGCTCCTGCAGATGGCAGAGCAGTAGAATGGGCGGGCAAAAACCCGTGGTTTGGACAAGACGAGGCTATGACAGCATCTGCGTTTGCATTCCACAATCAGCTGGTATCGGAAGAGGGGGTTGACCCAACTACTGATGAGTACTATAATGCAGTTAATGAACGAATGCGCGAGGCGTTTCCGCACAAGTTCAAAGCAAACAACCGAACGACTCAGACGGTTGCAGGCAGCTCTCGCAAAGCAGCCCATAAATCTGGACGCAAAGTAAGGTTAACCGCAAGTGAAGTAGATATTGCTAAGCGCTTAGGTGTACCTCTAGAAGAATATGCAAAGTATAAGGGGGCTGATTAAATGGCAACTAATAATGTGACGGAAAATAAAAACGAGCGTACGTCACGCGCTGCAAGTAACCGCGATACTAAAGTTCGCGCTAAGTCATGGACACCACCAGCACTGTTGGAAGCTCCCATAGCTCCGCAGGGTTGGAAATACCGATGGATTAGAGCAGAAATGCTCGGTCAGGAGGACAAGGTTAATATGAGTAAACGACTTCGTGAGGGGTACGAACTTGTAAGAGCTGAAGAACATCCTGAATTTCAGGCGCCTACTATCAATGATGGGACATCGCTTAATGGTTGTATCGGAACAGGTGGACTAATTCTTGCGAAATTCCCGATGGAATTCGTAGAACAGCGTAATAATTACTACAGAGACCGCGCTGACGAACAGATGGACTCAGTAGATAACGACTTGATGAAAGAAAGTAACCCGTCGATGCCACTTAGTCAACCTGACAGAAAGAGCACGACAACTTTTGGAAGTCAAACTAAATAAAATACTTTTGTTTAATTTTTTAGAGAGGGCTTAGCAATGGCTAATACAGACAATCCTAGTGGCTTCACAGCCTCTAGACACCTCACTGGAGGCACTATTCGCATGGGCGAATATCCAATCCAGTCAGGAGACAGTGGTGACACTACCGGTACTTTTTCCGGTGATGTCATGACTCAGGATACGGATGGTTACGCAGACCTAGCAGCCGTGGGTGATAAAGTTTTAGGTATTTTTGCAGGATGTTCTTATACAGCTACAGATGGTAGTATTGTATATGCAAAGAACTTACCAGCAGATACCGCTACCCAAGGCGCTGGTTCTATAACCGCGTATATTTATGATGACCCAATGACTATTTTCAAGGCACAGCACGATGGTACTGGCGCTTTTGCAGATAATGGCGGTTGTTTTGACGTAATTGTTGGTACTGGTAGTACTGGTAATGGTCGCTCGCGTGCGGAGTTAGATACTTCTACACTAGCGGTGACAGGTCAATTCAAGCAACTAGGTTTAGTTCCTACTGAAGGCAATGCCTGGGGTTCTAATGCTGAAGTTGAAGTTATGGTTTTTGAACACGTCTACGGCCCAGCTGCTGGCGCTGGCTTAGCATAATAGGAGGCATAGAAGACTATGGCAATTAATAGAGCTCAACTAGTAAAAGAGCTAGAACCGGGACTCAACGCCTTATTTGGCCTTGAGTATAGTAAATATCAAGACGAGTGGAAAGGTATCTTTGATACTGAATCTTCAGACCGTGCGTTTGAGGAAGAAGTTATGTTATCTGGCTTCGGTAATGCAGCAACTAAATCGGAAGGCTCTGGCTTTGCGTATGATACTGCACAAGAAGTTTACACATCTCGTTACAATCATGAAACAGTAGCTTTAGGCTTTGCTCTTACAGAGGAAGCAGTAGAGGACAATTTGTATGACAAATTATCTTCTCGTTATACTAAAGCATTAGCTCGTTCTATGAGTCACACTAAAAATGTTAAGGGTGCTGCGGTGTTAAACAACGCATTTAACTCTGCAAAAGCAGGTGGCGATGGCATTGAGTTAATCGGTATTCATACACTGTTGAATGGTTCGACGATTCAAAACGAACCAAACACAGCTGCTGACTTAAACGAAACTTCATTAGAGAATGCGCTAATTGGTATTAGCAAGTTTACTGATGAACGTGGTTTAAAGATTGCGATTAAAGGACAGTCATTAGTAGTACCTACTGACTTAATCTTTGTTGCAGAGAAGGTATTAAATACTTCTCAAACACTAGGCAGTAATAACAACGACCTAAATGCGCTCAACTCAATGAGTGTATTACCAGGCGGCGTTGCTGTAAATCATTTCTTAACGGACGCAGATGCGTGGTTCATTAAGACTGATTCTCCAGATGGTCTTAAACACTTTAATCGTGTTGGTATGAAGACTGGTATGGAAGGTGACTTCGAGACTGGCAATGTACGA